TTGTCAGTGCGCCCGCAGACCAATATGGCATCACTCGGAATACCGAGCACATGTCGTTAATCAGTTTGTACGCTTCTTCTGCTGTTTGGATATTGACGTTGCAGGAGAATCTAGGCTCGCCGTCAACTTGCTCCGAGCAGTATTGCGATGCGGCGTAGAAAGCGAACTTGTCAAGCTGCGCAGCAGTGATGTGATCGCCAAATCCATAGCGGGTGCTGGTCAGCAGATCCCATAAAATCCAAGCTGGATCCGTGGTCCATTGAGCGGCTCCAAAGGTGCCGTCCCACGCGCCAGAGTATGTGATGCTGCCATCGACGGCGCTGATCGTGCCATTGCTAGGGATCAACACCTTGATGCCGCGCACCAGATAGCTGCGGGCCGGGACGTTGCTGAACTGCTCAGCGTCAACGCGAATGCCGATTAGGGCGCTGTTGCCGTAGCGCAACTTGGCGCGGGTAATTTCGGTGTAGCTGGTCCACTGAAACGCGTTGCTGACTTTCGCGCTTGTGGAGTCTGCTGTGATGCGTGAGACGCGGATGTTGACCGGGAATGCACCATCAAGCTCGATCTCGTAATCGCGCTGGTACTTGTCGGCAGATCGACCCTTGATGGTGCCATCAAGGCCGCTCACTTTGGTCTCGAATCCGCCGCCGGCATATTGAACCTCAATCTTCAACTCAAAGCTCTGGCCGACGATGTCGCCTTGGTTGTTGAAAGCCTGGAGTTGCGGCACCGAGATGGTGATCCGCACCGCGTCAATGCTGTTGTCGGTGATCGTGCGAACGACAGGCGTGTCCTTTTCGACGGTGACGCCAACTGGGATTTCGTTTGCAGGCCCAGAGCCGAACGGAATTGGCTGCTGCACTGTTGAACCAGTGCCGGTGCGCTCATACCATTCGACATTCTTAAAATTAAACTCACCGCCTTCGTTTACTAGCGGCGTATTGTCTAAAAAAATAGACTTTGCGCCATCCTTCAAGCCATAGATCTCACCTTCGCTAATCAGGTCGATGACCTCGGCGTACTGCGTTGAGATCAGGTTGTCTTTGGCTTCCGATGGCGACCGGCCACCACTTGCGCCGCCTTTGCCGCCGATCATGCCTTCACCTGCACGGTGTCAATGCCAGCGCTGATCACCACGCTACCGACTAGGGTCTCGCCGTAGACAATCGGAACCGGCACGCCCTGACGGCTGGTGTTCTGCACACCGCTGAAGCTGTAGCTCTTGCGCGGGTCGTTGGCACCGTCATTGCCGAGCGATAGCTGGGGAGTTGGCGTCAGCAGTCCAGCCACACCACCAAGGGTCATAAATAAGCCAATGCTTGCGACCAGGCCCTTCACCGCAATCGGCGCCGACAATCCAAGCGTGCCAATCGCAGCAGCGCCTGGAATAAAGAACGAGCCGATAACCAGTGCAACGCCCAGCAAGATTTGCCCAACATCCCCACCAGCACCACCGATCACAGGGATGATGCGAATCTCCTGTTGCCCCACCGGATGGTGCAAGTCATTGAGTGTTAGGCCAAAACCACCAACCGTGACGCGGTAGTACTGGGCGCTCATGTGCCGCTCCAGCCACGGAAAGTTGACCAGCAAGAATCGCACGGCCTCGGCGGCACTGCTAACGGCTGCCTTGAACGTGCGTTGTCCAAGCAGCTTGGCAAGATGGCCGTAGACCCGAATCGTCTGCATGCCTCAGTTTAAGCCCTGCGCATTTCTGCAGCCAGCCACCATAGGTTTCGCGGCTGCTTAGCCGATTGCGCAATTGATGCAAGACTAATTGATCGCCGATGTAAACACCGCAATGATTAAGGCCGCGGTTGCCGATCTGAAATAGCAACAGGTCGCCGTATTCGAGGGTTTCGTCCGGTAGCAGTTGCCGGAACCCGGTCGATTCCCAGCACTCGGCAAACATCGGCTGCTGCTCGAACTGCTCGGCCGTTGGCGGCCGCGGCCAATCCCGCAGCACCAGGCCGTGATGCTCGTACCAGTCCCGGGCCAGGCTCCAGCAATCGGTCACGCCCCACACCCAGCGGCGGCCAACCAGCGGCGGCCGGTAGCCGCACGGCAGCAGCTCATCACTCCACTCACCGGTTGACGGCGACACGATGAACCAGGGCAGCCCGCTGCGCTCGATCGCAGTGCGGTCCACCTCGCTGGGTGCTGGTGGTGTGTGCGGGTGGCTGTGGACCACGGCCAAGATCTCGCCGGCATCCTCGGCCGCGGCGAAGTCGATCGGGTCGAGCACGAACAGCTCGTCGCTGCTGCCGATGTTCTTGCAGGGCCAGTAGCGTTCCTTGCCCTTGACCACTACGAGCAACCCACAGGCCTCGCGTGGATATTCAGCACGGGCGTGCTCCAGTGCAGCGTCGCGCCAGGTCATGTGTAGTAGGAGCCAACGCCTGGGAAAGCGCCGAACGGTAGGACGCCCTGGTCGCGCAAGGTGTAGTTCCTGCTGGGCGGCGAGAACGTGTAGGTCTGCGACGACTGCGCTGGGATCGTGTAGAACTCGAAGGTCCCGCTGTTTCCCGTGACAGTAGCCGCATAGGTCGTCTGCACCCATGACGGATAGAAGTACTCCGCATCAGCATTGGTGTAGATCGCGCTCACCTTTGCGTTGGCGGTAGATGGGATGCCCGGGCCGACGATGAACTGACCCACTGCGATGCCGGTGGTGCTGTTGACCGTGATCACGGTGCCTACCACTTCGCCGCTGTCGTCTCGGCCGCGACCGTAATAGCTCTCGCTGGAGTCGATGTATCCGGTGGTGCTAGCAGCCGCTGCGCCCTTGATCAGGGTCCAGTCCACTGCCTGTCCCAGGGTGATCGTCGTGCCAGCGATCGCAGTGATGACCGTGCCAGTGCCGATATTGGGACCAGACACCGTCATGCCAACGCTGAGTCCGGTTGCGCTGGCGACGATGATCTGCGTCCGGTTGGTCTGAAGAGTGCCGGTGGTGGTGACATTGGTGGTGGCAGTTGCAGCCGCGCTCATTGTGATCGTGTTCCCGGCCACGCTGACCACGGTCGTGGATGCCGGAACGCCAAAGCCACGCACGGGCGATCCGGCCTCAACCGTGGTGGCCGTATCGAGCACCAGCGCGGTGCTGCCAGTGGTCACCGTGCCGGCCCTGACGACCTGGTCGAACCGCAGCCGGCAACTGTCCAATCGCTTACCGCACACATCCTCGGCAAGGGTTGCCACGACTTGATCATTCTCGTTGTAGTACGCGTTGCCGTTGTAGCTGCACTCGGCCGAACGGTACTCCCACTGGCAGAAGCTGCTGATGCACTGACGCTTGGGCGCTCTGACGCCAGCTAGGTCGAATGATGCCGCCAGCTCAAACTCGATCGCATCACGCGTCTCTGTCGCCTTGCGGTCGATGTAATAAATCTCCCGCGGGAACTCAGCCGTGGGATCCGGGCTATAAGGGCTGATCCCATCGGGCCAATTGGCGGCATCTAAGTAACGCAACAGTGTGCGGATGCGGGTCACCTTGGCACCCTCGATGCCGCGCGGCAGCGTCAGGATTAAGCCAGTGATGGTGCCCAGCAGATTGCTGATCCGCAACTTTGGCCTTGGAAGTTGACCGGTGCCGCTGTATTCAAAGCCATCGGCCTCAAGCGGAAATCTGGTGTAGGCGCTACCAGCCCACACCACGTCAAAGTAGTCAAGCTGATCCAGCTTGAACTTGTCGCCATCTTCCAGCAACAAATCATCGCCATCTTCCAGCAGCAGGAATCCTGGTGTGTTGGCATTAGCGCCGGCATGAAACCGATAGGTTTCGTTAACACCATGCTGAGCGGTGTTCAGCTCCAGCTCGAACAGCTCAATGACCGCGCCAGGGTTGATCTCCTGCAGCGCTGAGACCGGTACAGCCATCAGGGTTCAAATACTTGCCGGAACGTGGCAGTGATCACAGCCCTGCCGGTGTACGGGATCGACTTGGTCCAGCTACTGCACACCCACTTGTAGGCCGTTGCCTCATCTGGCGGCGTCCAGTCAAAGGAAGCACCATCAGCAGCGCGAGCATCAAGGAAGGTCTCAATCGTATCCGCATTGGCTTCGGTGATGTTGTTCCATGTCAGTGACCACTCTTTTGGGTTTTGATTCCTGCCAAATGTCAACCGGTGCTCGTAGCCATCACCGAACTGCACAACCCGTTGCCGTGGTGTGCTGCGCTTTTCAGCGCCATAGGCAGGTGTGATCGCTGGGAAGGTGGCCATTATGCGAGCAATCCTCCGGGGCGCTTCTGCTTGACGATCTCTTGCTGCACTGCGACAGACACGATCCTGCCAAGCTGATTGGCCCGCTGGTCATCACCCTGCACGCTACTGCCGCTGGCGTCAACGTTGACGACCACACTAACGCCACCGCCAAAGCTGCCGGTTGGTGCGATGCCGCCGCTACGTCCTGGCATGAACAGCTCAGGACCACGCTCGCCGACCAGGTATGGCTGACCAGCGCGGACACTGCCGCCCATGGCACGGAAGCCAAGGCCAATCGTGCTGAATGGCGTCGCCGTGAAGTCGCCAGACAACATTGAAGTGCCAAGGGCGCTGCCCTTTACGCCTGCATAAGATAAGCCGCCGCCGCCACCGCCGCCAAGTCCGCCTAAAAATCCGCCAATAGCATTAATTGCCTTTTGTATAACGAAGACCCGCAGCAGTTGGTTGGCGATGTCGATCAGCACGCCAGAAGCGATACGCCGCAGGCTGGTGCCAAAGTCCTCGCTGCCTTGAATTAGCGCATTAAACGAAGATGTCAATCCTTCACCAATGGTGGTGGCAAGGCTGTCAGCAACAGCCTTCTGCTGTTTCTGGTTTTCGGTCAGTTCAGCCTGCAGATTGATTTGATTTTCAAGCGCTGCAATCTGATTTCTAGCGCTTTCGTTCTGTAGCTCCGTTAGCTCGCGTTGGATTTCCCGTTGATTAGCGATCAGTGCTGTATTGCCTTCATAAATAATGGCTTCTTGGGCTCTGATGTCTTTTTCTTGCGCCAGTGCCTGCGCGTAGCGATATTGAATGTCCAGTTCTTTCTCTTGCCCTTTGAGGCGTACTGCAAGCTGCTTGTCGCCCGCAGCATCAGCAGCGGCAATCTTGTCTTGCAATCCAGATTTGAGCTGCATTAATTGCCCTTCTGCCAGTCGATCACGGATCACCTGAGCAACGCGCTTTTGCTCCTCAGCAGCAGCCTTTGCTGCGCGCTCGGCTTCGCGGGCTCTTTTTCTTGCTTCTCTTTCTCTTTCTTTTTCTGCATCTGGATCATATGTTCCGCCACCGCCAGCGGTTGTGATGGCGGGAATAGCAGGTCCTGCTGGTTGATTCTTTGCATCACGCTTGCGCTTTGCTGCTCCAAATCCTGCGACACCTAACAGCAGCTCACTGCTTCCTGCTGTAAAGATGCCGGCCATAATTCTAAAAGCTGCATTGCGACCAAGTTCATTGAATCTTGCAATTGATCGCAGCAATGGACCATTGAGCGATGCAATCGCGCTTCCTAGCCCTCCAAATGCACCAGCTAGTACCTCAATACCGACTCTAAAGTCGCGCATTACAGTAGCGGCTTCATTGAGTTTATCTATTGCTGTTTGCAGTGCTGCACCAATGACAGGTGCAAAAGTGGTTAGGACCTCATTGCTTAAGTTTTTGAAAGCACTATCTAATCCCTTAAGTTGGTTTTCTAGGCTTTCTTTCATTTTGTCAAAATCGCTTTCTGTCTTACCTGCCGCATCCTGTAATCCTTTTAGGATCTCCTGATAGTCCTTGCCGGCTTTTGCGTTGGCAGCAAAAACCCCTCTCATGCCTTCTTGTGATCCAATTAATCTGGCTGCGGCTTCTTTATTGGTGGTTTGAGCTTTCGCTAACTCGGCCATCAGGCCGGTAAATCCTTTGCCCTGTACGCCGGCAAGGTTCCATTGAATGCCAAGAAACTTTGCAGCATCTTTTGATTCTTTAGTCGGTTGCAGGATCTGCGTCAGTGCTGCACCTAATCCAGTGAAAGCAACTTCAGCGGTAGCGCCATTTTTCGTTGCCGCGGCAATAAACGCATTGACTTCATCCAGGCTGACACCAGCAAGTGCCGCAATAGATGCAACCCTGCCAAGTTGGCTGGTGTAATCAGACCACTCGACTTGTCCGTATTCGATTGCCTTGCTGATGCTGTCGGTAACTCTGATTGCTTGCTCACCACTCATGCCATAAGCATTGAGGGTTTTTGTTAGCACTTCGGTGACTTGTGTCGTATCAGCGAGTCCACCAATGGCAGCTTTGGTTGCAGCTTCTACTAGCTTTAGATTGCCTGCAGTATCGCTGAATCCAGCCGACAATGCTTGGTAACTTGCTGCTGCCAGCTCGGCTTTGCCTGCAACTCCACCAAGCCTAGTGCTTAAGTTTCCAAGCCCTTCATCCAATGCTTTAATATCTCCACCAGCAGTCCCAAGTCTTCTTATGTTTCTATCGAGTTCTTTGTAATCGTTGATTGCTTTGGTGATTGCAAATCCACCAGCCAATCCACTGGCTAGCCCTGCCAAAGATTTCTGCAGCTGCCCGATTGATGTGTCAAGCTGCCCTGACGCCCGGTTGACATCACGCAGCGCATTAACCGCTTGCCGCGCATCAACCCTTAGCTCGACGTTTGAGACTGCCATGGCACCATTCTACCGGCGCCGTGCCCTATCCATTGCTTCCTTCTCGCGCTCGCCTTTGATCTCGTAGTACGCCGCAAAATGCACGAACTCAGCGTCGGTCAGCTCAGTCCGCAACCGGCTGACCGTCATGCCTAGTTCAGTAGCCAGGAAGAACTCGAAGAAGAGCCAGTTATCCTGGCTCAGTCTTTTTTTGCTTCCTCTAGACCAGCATCATCACCAAGACCGAACAGGAACAGCTCTAGCTCGTTCAGCACGCGCTCGGGCAGCTCGCGTTGCAGCTTGGCTGCATCAGCCGGCGCGAATGCCTTGGTGCCGTTCTCCAGCTCAGCAATCTGGCACAGCATTTGCGTGCTGACCTCCAGTGCCTCATCAGATCCCGCCAGCGCTGTTGCACGCTTACGGTCTGCGCGGGTGATCGGTTTGAAGTAAAGATCCAGCACCGTATCACCAGCATCATTCTTGATGCTGAACTTACGGCGCTGGTTCAGGTCAAATGCGCCGGCGAGCAGATCAACCGGGCGTTGTGAGGCAGGCATCAGATGCTAAGCGTGAGGGTTCCGCTGGAGACGAAGTTGATCGTGATGATCTCGATCTCGCCAACCGTAGCGGAGTATTCGCTACTTGTCACCACGATGGTGCCGGTGATCTTCTTGCCGCCGGTTTCGTCCAGATACAGCTCAACCGCTGCATCGGCCTCGTCAGTGGCTTGGTTGGCATCCTTGATCAGGTCCAGCTTGTCGCCCGATCCAGGGGCGTCGTACATCACCTCGATGGTGCCTGACCCACTGATCAGACCGCCGATGTTGGCGCGGTAGGTGGCACCATGAGCGGTGGCGTCGTAGGACTCCTTCTCAACGGTCATCGACCATGACCGCACCGATGCGATTTCAGACAGACCGCCGCTGCCAGCCTTGTCAAAAAAGACTGTACCTTGTTGCCCGCGATAGAAAGCCATGATCAGATGTCGAGGGTGATGGTTCCGTTGGTCACGAAGTTGACCGTGATCACTTCGATCTCGCCGACTGTTGCAGAGTACTCAGCCGATGTGATCACACCGTCAAAGCTGATCTTCTTGGTGCCGCTTGTATCCAGGAACAGCTCGAACAGTGCGCCGCCCTCGTCGGTAGCGGTGTTGGCGTGCTCGATGAACACGTTGGTCTCATCAGCGCTGCTGGCGGTGTACATCAGCTCAACAGTGCCGCTGCCACTGATCAGCCCGCCTACGTTTGCCCGATAGGTTGCACCTAGGGCAGTGGTGTCGAGTGATTCCTTCTCGACTGTGAGCGACCACGACCGGGTGCTGGTAATGGTGACGCCGGTAGCGCCAGCATCATCAAACTTGACGCTGCCTTGCTGCCCTCGGTAAAAAGCCATAGCTAGAGATCCTCGAAGGTTTCAAAGGTCAGTCTGACCTGTGTTTGGAAGAAACCCTCCGGTGCTGGCGCAGCCACTACCTCGGGTCCGATCGGCGGGTCAAAATGAACACCGCTGACTATGACCCTATTGTAGAGGTCCCTGATCCGTTTGCCGATCGTTAGGTTAGCGCCCGGGCCAACACCTAACGGCGTAAAGATGTTGATCGCAATCACGCCGATCACGCTATTGCTGCTGCCTGTAGTGCCGCCAAGGGTCAGGTACTCATTAGCGCCAAAGCTGACAAGGCACTGCACCCATGAGCTATTGGGCGTCGGCACATAGGGTTGGTTGTGGAAGACAACGGGCAAGGTGCTGCCCAGCGAGCTAACCACTGTGACATTGCCACTGGTTGTCAACGCACCGGCAGCAGTCACGGTAAAAGAGTTGGTTGCTGTGGTGACCACAGTGAATGTGCCGTCAACGCCGCCGCCGGATGTGTAGTCCAACGTCAGAGATTGGCCGACGTAGTAGCCGTGCGCAGTGGCGTTGATCGTAACGACAGTGCCGGTTTGGGTGTATGTCGTCGTGAGGCTGGTCAACTCACCTGTTAATCGTGCCTCAATGGTGGCGCGGACGGTGTTGAGGTTTACAGCAGCCATCAGCCTTGCCTCCTGATGCGCTCCCAGTTCTGGTCTACGAAACGCTGCATCTCGCGAGCGGTAAGGTCCACCCATCCTGCCGGTGCTTGCGAGCTGTGGCCTTGGGCCAGTGACTCGGCGTAGGGCAGGTTGTTGTGCACGCTGTAGACATTGCCCAGCTTCTCGAACGTTGGCGTGTAGTTCACGCCCCGAGCCAACGGGGGCGCCGGGTTTGCTGGTGGTGATGTGCGCGTCTTGCTGTTTGGGTCAGACGCCTGCTGCGGCCCAGCATCATAGATACCTGTGGTGTTCTCGCCAATTTGCCAACTGAATCGAAATCGGCCAGTGTCTACCGGGCTGCGCTCTTTGAGCTTGCGATCGGTTGCCAGCACTGTTGCACGCAGCAATTGCTCGACTTGATTTTCGCAATAGCTGCCGATTTCGCCAATGCGGATGGAACGCGTCATGCTCTTAGGATCAGCTCGTAGGTGATCGCGGTGTTGTCCTGCTCGATCGTGGTCACGCGGATGATCTGATGCACCACGCTGCTGATCAGTACCTTATCGACCGTGGTCGGCGCCTGCGCCAAGTCAAATGCAGCGACGATCAGCTTCTTGTCGCCAGCCTGCACCAGTTCATTCACCTCGCGTGCGTTGACCTGATCCAGCACGCCCTGAACCGCTGCATCGCTAGTGGTCTCGGTGATCGCACCTGTCGCGGTGTTGTAGGCGCCAGCAGCCACCGTGCGGATGGTCACAGCACCGCCAAGCTCTGCCATCAGCTTGCTAGCAACCTTCCGCAGCGGCTTGGCTAGGCTCATGCAGCCTCCAGTTGCATCTTGTCGCCGTCTTCGTACAACAGCCGGTCAAGGTCCTCTGTAGCGATGAACTCGAGCACCTGCGTGCCGATCGTTGGCGCCAGCTTCAGCTCACCGTCAAGCCTGATGACGAACGTATCATTGCCGTAGATCTGCAACAGGTCGATGCCTTGCAGGATCTGACCAGTGGCAACATCTAGGCGCGTCATCATCAGCTCCTGGTAACGGTCAGCAGATTGTCGTTGGCGTCGTAGGTCATGGTCAGCGTGGCAACCAGCTTGCCGCCGGATCCGCCGCGGTAGTACTCGACCTCGGTCAGGTTGCCGCTGCCGTCGTAGGTATTGCTGATGTAGTCATGCGTAGGGATCTCAAGCCCTGCGCGCATCACTGCATCACCACCGCCTAGGAC